CTATCGTTGTAATTAGATACGACATCAATAACCTTTTGCTTCAATTCACCTGCAGTTAGAGAGGTGAGGTTGGGGTCGTACTTAAAGTACACCTGAAGCGAAATGTATGTGTAAGAAGGATCAATAATCTCAGGAGTAATAGACACTAGGTTCTTAGTCTTGAGAATATTATCAATGATGAACTGCTTTTGTACTGCAGTCAACGTCTCAGCTGATTTAGGTTTGATAGAGAGATACACTTTACCATACTCTGGTGGTTCGTTTTCTTCTCCACCCCATACAGCAACAGTCTCTGCATCAGAATAGTTATTCTTAACAATTGTCACATAGTCGTCAGCAGTAACAACTCGGTTCTGCGACAAGAATGACAACGGTGCGTTAAATTTAATTGAGTCTGTATCTTCGCGAGCAGCACCACCACCAGCTTTGGATACGAGAGTAATTGTTACGTTAGAGTTGCCCTGAATCGAACCTTGTAGTGAGAAAGCACCAGCACCGTTTGATGCTGCTCCGTCTGTAACAAGATATTCCATCGTAACAACATTACCAGCTGTAAGACGCTTACCAAAAATGTTATCGCCGAAGTACACCTGATACTTGCCATCCAATCCTTCTTGCAAGAAGTATACCTCAGAAGACCCATCAACGTCAACAACATTTGTTACACGTGCAAAGATGGCTTCATCTGAAGATCCACGGTTTGGACGAACGCGAATAATTAGTGTAGAGGTATCAACATTTGAATCAGGAATTTCATAACGCTGACGATCATCAGCTTCATCAACAATATACTCGAACGTACGAAGTGTACCTTGGTTGATCCGTACATTACTAAATGTGTATACGCCACCGACTGGGTTAATTGTTTGTGCTTGAAGGTTGACAAACTGATATGTCTTGTTATCAATCTTCGTTGAGAATACTGTCCCACGATCCATTGTTAGAGATGATGGAGTACCTGATGGACCATTAACTGTAACATTGATCGATGCGAACGAACTCGTAACAGAGCGAGGAATATAACCAAGCGTTTTTGCATGAGAGACAACGTTGTTTCGAACCTGAGCAGTGTCAAGGAACAACTCGTTTGCCTGCATGTTAGCATTGAAAGCGTTGTAGAATGTATTATAAGCTAATACATCTAGGATTACAGATAGACCCGATCCTTCAAAATCGTAATCTTGAAACTGGGATTGTGACTGTAGATATGTTTTAAGATTGGAACGAATCTGATCGAAGTCCAACTCAGTAACATTCAGTCTATTCTTTGATACTTGGGTTGCCATATTACCTAATTCTCTCGAGGAAGAAAGTTACATTGTCTGTGTCAAGTGATGTTAAAATCCTATAGGAAATACTCACACCATATCGATAGTTATCTGGTTGTGGTTCAATCTCAACACTCTGGACCTCAATACGAGGTTCGTAATTTGCAAGCGTTAGTTCAATAGCTCGTCTAAGACTAATAGCTGTAAAATTATCTACGGGCTCAAATAATAGACCTCTAACATCAGAACCAAGGTAAGGATTAAAAGGACGCTCACCGGGTGACGTTAAGATAAGATTACGAACTGACTGCTTCACAGCATCAATATCACGCAAAGTAGTAACGTCACCAGTATTCGGATGCGGTTTGAAAGTCAAATCAACATCTGAGTATAGTGATCGCCGAGCAACAACCTTAGCTGTTATTACTGATGCGTCTGATAAGTTCTGTGTTCTTGCCATGGGGTTATTTATACCTATCAGTTACCTGTATTGATACCAAAAGCACCAGCAAATCTACTTGCAAATGCATTATTATAGTTTGCATTCTCTGTTAGCTGATCAACATTATCATCATAGATTGCTTTGACCTCTAGCAATACATCCTGATCTTCTTCTGCACCTGGGATTAGATTGAATGCATCCAGGGCACGATCATATCTAAGAGATTCTGTGACACCAGTGATCACATTCTGATACACCCTGAACAGATCGTTCATCTTTGTCTTTCTCTCGTTGAGATTAGCCAAAGGATCTGTTACAAGACGATCCAGTCTCTCCTTAAAGATTTGTTCTTCTTCTGTCAGCTGGTTACGTCTCCTAGCTTCTTCCACATTGAAGTTCTGCGTACGTGATTTAGCTTGCACCTGAGCATAGAGAGGGTCTTCTCTTAACTCATTACGAATTTCTATAATGGGAACCCTCAGAGCGGCATAATGATCATTCATCAACCTAGCTGCTGGTTGGTGTACTGTTCTACCAGCTGCCATTGCACGAGCAAAGATACCACCAGAAGGAGATGCAGTCGACGGCTGTTGTGTTCCATCTACTACAGTAGGCTCAAACGCTGGTAGCTCAGGAACATTGGCATTAGGTACAGAGACTGTTAATGCACGATCAACGCGCTGACCATTTTCTAAATTGACGTTAGGAATATCAGCACAAGGATCAAAATCAAGAATCGAAAGAGGATCAGACGCAAACGCTGTTACCTTATCAAGCAACTCTTGTAGTTCAGAATCACTTAGAGCCTCACCCCACTTCTCTTTAAACTCAGCAACAGCTGTAGAAAACTCACCATTAATTTCTTGTACGAGTGCAGCAAAGTCAGCCTGGACAGAATCCAGTGATGGGAGTTCTTCTTGTAGACTGTTTAGTTCAGCAAGAGCTTCATTAGCTTTAGAAGAGATTTCAGCAAGCGCTGCTTTACCTTCAGCAATAGCTTCTTTGATTGCATCATTAATTTCTGCAACAGCTTCGAGACCTGGGTTTGCACCACACGACCCTACTTTATCAGCAAGCCCGCCACCAGTCAACAGATTGTTAACATCATCTAACGAGCCTGTTACTGCACTTGTGTCTACTTCAAACGTATCTGCCATTATTAGCCTCTATTAAGATGTCGCATAACCAAGAGGACCAAGGACAGCTTGTGCCCATGGATATCTTGGAAGTGATGTTCTAGAACCTGAGTTACCCCAAGCTCTCTTACCAGCAATGTCCACATGAGTAAAACCATTATATATCCCAAACCCACGAATACCAGCTGCATAGCAAGCAGAGATAAAGTTAGCGCGATCTGTTGTAGACCAACCTTGCTGAACAATATCGCATGCATTACCTTGCACGTGCTGACTATTTGTTGCACCACCAACTGAACGATTATATTCAGGTGTGCGATAAGCTGATGTAATTGTTAAAGTAACACCAAGTGATGCTGCAACACTTTCTAATATATTTTTCAACTGCGTTCTGATTCTTGGATCTGTATGTGGTAAAAAGTTCAAACCTGGTGTACCTGATGCATCTGGATTTGGACTATCTGATACACCAGTCTCAGCTGCTGGTGTATTAATTGGTCCTTCAGTTGAGCTAATGGGATTAACATTGGTATAAGTGTCTTCATTCGTATATCCATTAGCAGTACCAATACCGCCATCGCCATACTCAACTGCCTCCAACTGAGTAGGATCGTTACCAGCTGCTTCTTCTGTCTCACGACCAACAATAACCTCACCAGCAAAGTGCTCAATATTTACAAAATCAGGACTTGAGAATGTAGGAGCAAACACTTGAATACCAAATTGAGCTGCAATCTCTTCCCTATTAGTACCAACATATACAGTGCCGTTTGATCCTGTCATTGCTCCAGCATCAGCAGAAGTTGTTAGATAACCAACTCTTTTGCCATGACAGTAAACTGTCGGTGATCCATAGTTAACTGCTGCAACGTGAGGTGCACAAACAGGAGCAGGAGGAAATGGGTGAGCTACGGTTGGGTCCGTAACTCGAGCAACCAACAATCCTTCAACATACACGTTCCCCTGACCCGGAGTATCAAGGTTTGTAGTAGTAGCACAGATGTGTCCTGTCGACAGTGAATCTGTTTCTCTTACCGCTAACTTACCCATTAGTTCAGATCAATCCTTGCACCGTTAATATCAACATTACCACTGATATTATCTGTTAGGTTAGATGCCGTAGTTGTAATATCAGAATTCGTATTGATAGAAATGTTACCTTCAATATTTTCTGTTAATGTAGATGGCGTCTCAATAGTAATAGCACCTTCAGCTGTTACACCCAATACAGCATTAGTCAACAACTCATATTTCCCTTTGGAGTAAACTAATGTTGTACCATGAACAAAATGACTCGAGTCTTCTTTTGTTGTGTGGTTTTCAGAGCCTTGGATATTAGTACTTCGATTACCATCAATAATTCGAGTTTCGTTTCCACCAATCCTTTGTAGGTATCCCTGGTTAATGTTGCTAGCAAACTCTTGACCAATCTCAATATGGTCTGATTGACCGATACGAGTCTGTCGTGTATTACGAACAATCTCTGTTTTATTACCATGAACCTCAAGGTGGTAATTACCTTTGACGAGCTGACGTAGATTACCATCAACCGTTATATTAGCATTACCTTTAATGTACACGTTATTGTCGTTAATGACAACAGTATAATCACTACCGACAATTGTAGTAGCTCTATCACCATCCTCATGGATTTCATAGTTTGTACCAGATGGATGGAATTGAGCGATACGTCTATTCCCTGTTGTATTATCAACCTCAAATAGATGACCACCTTCTGTTTCAACTACATTATTATATGGATACACAGGAGGACGTCCACCATATGGTAGAGGCATTTCCCATGTCGACCGTTGATAGTATGCTTCTGGCTCAGATGTCGCTAGATTAATTTCTGGTGGGATAGCTGTCTCAACACCTGTCTGTCTAACATCAGTTCTTGCATAAAACGATGGATGGTCTGTATAAGTTGTCTCTGATGCAGCCAGTGGAGCATCAGTATCTGAATAACGTACAGGGTTGATAGCATTGGGATCTGTGAACCCATACTCACTATTAGGAGGAGCAGGAAATCCATGAATTGATCCAAACACTAGTGGCTGTTGTTTATGATCTCCATCAATATACATCCCCACAACCCAAGAACCAGCAACAAGACCAGTTGGTGATTGACCAATACCACCAGTTGATGCTGATGTTACAGGAAGAACGACCTGAGACCACGGAAGAG